TCTAACTAACCATTAAAAAATACGGTATAGGATTATTGGTCTAACTAACCATTAAAAAATACGGTATAGGATTATTGGTCTAACTAACCATTAAAAAATATAACCCTTCTTACCGTATTTTTTAATGGTCGCCTAGACCATTAAAAAATATATAATAAGAAAACAAGTTAAACTTATCCCGACATATTATTATATACAAGAATGACCGATTCTGATTTAAACATTAAATATAAGAATGTTTTTTTAAATAGTTTTGACAATAAAAGTAGTTATGAAAATACAAAAATAGATAATATCAATTCCTTCTTAGAAAAAGAATCCACCAATAATAAAACCGAATCGTGGAACAAATTGGATAAAACCGGGAAAATCAAGTTATTGAATAATTACGTGGATTCGCTCATTGAAGTGAATCATCTCTCCCCGACCGATGTCAGCGACCTAAAATTATATTTGATCGATAGTTTGGACAAGAAAAAGCTGCAACACGTGAAAGATGTCTTGTGTGATAAGACTACAGGAAAGATTACTGGTATTCCGACGCTGCATTTTAATCCAGCTACTCGGAAATATACCTTGAAACGAGCGGAAAAAAGAGTTTCCACCTTGAAATCTCTAGGGAAGGGAAAGAAAATGGCGACGACAATTGAAATAGCCGCTGAAGAATAATATATTATATAAAATTGATACAGATATTAGTTAGGTATAGTATATAATACAGTATTGAAATGGACGCACAAGATAAAGCCGACCTATTTGAAAGTGCATGTCTATTAATCGAAGCCTATATAAATTTACATCCGATGCTTTATGCCGATCCCAAATTTCATGAAACCGTATTAAAAGATGTCGCATTACTGTTGCAAAAAACTGTAGATAGCATGTATGTGAATACCTATGGCCTGTATGAGGCTTATGGTATATACAATACACATATTAAAACGATCGTTGAAGAAGGTCTCCAGGTCTATTATAAACACATTAGACCACCTCGTTCAAGTGGTCCGACATTTATCCGGAAAAGTCAGAATCTTCAGTATATGGAAAAATTGCAAAAGAAAATCACTTATTTACAGCAAGTACCGCAACCCGAACAACGAACACCCGAATGGTATGAATTCCGCTACCAGCATTTAACCGCCAGTAATATTTGGAAAGCGTTTAGCACCGATAGTACTAAGAATCAACTTATTTTTGAAAAATGCCAACCGCTAAATGGTGACAGTAATAATAAATTCAATGGGGTAAATATTGATTCGCCGTTACATTGGGGGCAAAAATACGAACCAGTCTCGGTCCAACTCTATAATACACTCTATCAAACTCAAGTCAGCGATTTTGGCTGCATTCCGCATAAGACTATTGATTTCTTAGCTGCATCTCCGGACGGTATTGTAATAGACGACAAATCGGACCGCTATGGCCGCATGTTAGAAATCAAAAATATTGTCAATCGGGCAATTACCGGTATTCCGAAAATAGAATATTGGATTCAAATGCAAGTGCAGTTAGAAGTCTGCGATTTAAATGAATGCGACTTTTTAGAAACCCGTTTTATAGAATATGCCGATGAAGAAGCTTTTCAGATAGATGCTCTAGTCAATCCCGAGACACAACGAGGCTTTATGATGCTGTTTATGAAGATGGGCGGACAGCCTCTATACGAATACGCACCGCTAAACCTAAGTCCGGCCAAGTATCCGGAATGGCAAGAAGAAATGATGGAGAAGAATAAAGATTTTAATTGGCTGAAAAATATTTATTGGAAATTAGATCAAGTAAGCTGTGTTCTGGTTTTAAGAAATAAACTTTGGTTTGCGGCCGCTTTACCGGCTCTTAGAGAGATTTGGCGGATAATACAGGAAGAGAAAAAGTCCGGTTATGCCCATCGGGCGCCGAAAAGTAAAGCGGTCAAGAATAATACCAATAATAATGCAGTAGTTAGTGTAAAGAAAATGCCCAGTGATCTTGAATTTATTGCAATGCCGTCAAAATGTTTTATTACTATTGAGACTTAGATATGTATCAAATATGGTATCAAATATGCATGTCCATCAATAACCGTAAAATGATTGTAAAGATTACAGCATGAATACCAAATCCTAGCATGGTCGGGCAGCCGACATTATTTGAAATCGGTCCAACCACGCTAGATAATAATTGATTCATTTTCTTATACATCCAAGGATTAAATAGAATTAGTAAAACAACAGTTGTATACAAAGTATATCGCCATTTATCGATCGATTTGGAGGACATTATATATTATACAAGTTTTTTTATATAATTTTCTCCCTTTTTACACCTTTTAACATTTAAAACGCCGATTTTATTATATAAACTTGAATAATGTTAATATAAACATTATTCAATATACAAATATAAAATGGATAAATCAGATAATGAAACATGGGATGAATACGCTTTTAAAAATAATTTATTTAAAATAAAATATACTGATAATGACAAGCAAATTATAGACGATATTGGTATTCCTAACCCTACTATAATAAATAACCGAACCTGTGATTGGGGGTATTATATGAGTTGTGTATATGGTGGTCATGACGCAGGGTTTCTTGAATTTATAATGCATGAAATATATACTTTAAGAGATAAGTATACATTGGCGGCGTATTATATTCATATTGAATTCGTAGAAAACATGACGACAGAACGCAAAGAAGATATTACTCGTCAAAAATGGTTATTTAAAGAAGCACAATTTTGGGAAAGAAAATTTCTTGAAAGTTTAAAATGCAAAGTTATAAATCTAAATAAGGATAAGGAACAAATTATACAAAGAGAAATTGATAAAAATAGATACCTTGAATTAAAAGCAATTATATCAAAAACTCATGAAGAACAATTAAATGAATTAATTGCATTATTTAATCATGTAGAACCCATGCTGAGAAGAGAGAGAATAGAAATAGAAAAAAAAGAGCGTATTAAATTATACCAAAATTTTATGAAAAATAAAAAAATTCATTTGGAAATTAGTATATTAGAAGAAAAAATTAATCAATTAAAAGAAGAACTTGTATTATAATAAAGGTTATATAAATAAAACCGGCGTTTTAAACGTTAAAAGGTGTAAAAATTAAAAAACTTTATGCAAGCCGTAGCCTATACCAAACCCACTACTATTATAAACAATATCTAATATATCGTGGCAATCAAACGTACAGCATTCGATTATTTCAAATACAATACCAATACATAAGGTCACAAGAAATAAAGAAGGACAAAAGAAACCGAGCAATGTATATAATATAATATGTATGGCCGACCACGTGGTAAAAAAACAATATTTCAAATTTTCTCGTTCTTCATCAGTACTTTGTTTTCCGTTCAATAAAAAATAACCTTTGCCACGTTTACAGGTTATTTTTTCCGTATGCGCCGATTTATAATGGAACAAACCTCGATTAAAATTGTTCGCAAGTAAATTGTTTTTATCAGGCAATATATATTCTAATAATCTCTCACTGCATATAAAAATAAGGGCAAAAGTATAAATAAATATCATATTTTTCAGTTCCTTTTTATTATATTTATTGAGTAATGATTGTAGCATATATTAATTAATATATTATCTCTTATATTTAAATTTTTTGAATCAAATAACCGATTCCAAAGCCAACTGTATTAGAAATAATATCCAATATGTCATGACAATCAAACGCAATGCATTCAAACGTTTCAAAAAAGGTCCCTATAATAAATGTGAGCCAAAATAAGGAAGGACAGAAGTAGCCTAAAAGCATATATGTAAACACATGACTTAGACCCCAGCCGGAAAGAAAACAGTATCTCATTTCTTCAGTGTTATCATCCATATATTTATTTTTACCGACAGTTATAAAACTACCACTGCCACGTCCTCGTGTTATTTTTTCAGTTAATGGCGATTTTAAATTTAAATAACATTTAGACAATACTTGATTCATCCAACTATGTTTTCTTTTTTCATTCTCCTTTACATCAGCATTAACTGTATCTCCGATAAATTTCTGTATTAATAGTCCGATTAAAGATAATGTATAAATAGAAAGCATTATTGAAAATTGTTTTTTATTAATACTTTTTATAAATGTAACCATATATATATTTATATTTATAATAATGTTTGTTAGAATTATTTTAACATTATTAGTTGGCACTATTGCAGGCATTATTGGCGGTGCATTTGGTCAAGTCACTACATTTATCATATTGCCTGCCTTATTAATTTTAAATATTATACCCGATTATAAAACCGCGGTTGGGACTATTTTATTGGCCATGTTACCGCCAATTACAGCATTTGCCGTAGTAGATTATTACAAACGCAAACAAATTGATTTTTTAGTAGCGGCCTTGTTATGTGTTTCTTATACAATTGCCGCCAAATATGGTGCAGCAATTAATAACCGCTATAGCAATAAGCGTCTGAAAGCTATGACAGCTCTAACCTTTTTCATTGTTGCTCTTTATTTCAGTTGGGCGGCTTATACGGAGGTATAAAAGTATAAAGAAATGTAAAAGTATTTTTCCACTGAAAGAATAATTTTATACACATATAAAGTAAATGCTCAGTCGAATAGTTTTAACTATTATATTAGGTTTATGTGCAGGAACCGTCGGCGGATCATTAGGCTTAGGTCCTTCAATCATTCTTTTACCGGGTTTAATCGGTTTAAATATTATGTCCGATTATAAATTAGCTGTAGGCACTACTTTATTAGCTATTTTACCGCCAGTGTCAATCCTCGCTGTGATGGATTATTATAAACGAGGTAAAATAGATATTTTAATCGCTGCTATTCTCTGCTTGACATATATAGTATCGGCAAAGTTCGGCTCTCATATAAATAAAAAAACCAGTAGTAAAGTACTTAAATACGCGACGTTTGTTATATTTCTTCTAATAAGTTTGTTCTTCTTACATCAAGGCTATACGGATAAAGGAGTATAAAATATTTTTCTAGTATTATAATATAATGGCAAGAGGTACACGAAAATCGGGCACAAGAAAATCAGGCACAAGAAAATCAGGCACAAAAAGGAGAGGCACAAGAAAATCAGGCACACGAAAAACAGGCACAAGAAAAATAAGTGGCGGAAAATGGAGTATGAAATATAAGAAAAGTATTGATTGTAATCATCCAAAAGGATTTTCTCAAAAACAACACTGTAAATATGGGAGGAAATAAATACAAACAAAAAATAATTTTAACAAAAAACAATATTGACTTAATAGAAATTTACCCGCCTTTTCTCTCCATTCACATCCAACGGCACCACTTCGAACTTACCTGTGTGATTAAAGAGAGGTTTTCCCTTAGCGTACAATTCTTTATCAACGCTCTCTCCGGAGACTAAGCCGGAACCGTACCAATCCTTATAATTATCTGCTATCATTTCATTTGCCGGTAAAAGCGAAATAGATTCGTCGTCTAAAGGCGCGCGATCTAAATCGGGAAAATTCGCAATAACATTATTCTGCGTCTGCATACCTGCAGCCGAAGGCATTTTGGGAATAGTCGGTAATATATTTACATCCGGTGTCGTATTCGCTTGCGGTAAAGGAATACGCTGAATATTGAATTTAGCTGCGCGGCCCACCTTATTCTTTATTTTGCCGCTAGCTCTGGCTTCTTTAATAGTAAAAAAATAGACAACTAAAGTCAATGTAAAAATACCGGCTAAGAAAGCAAACATTTTTTTAGTCACTTTCATTCTATATATTATAGATAACAATTTAAACTTATATCTCTCTTATTAATTAATAGACTTAATAAATGCAAACGCCAGTAGTACCGCAAACGCCAGTAGTACAACAAACGCCAGTAGTACAACAAACGCCAGTAGTACAACAAGCTGAAACCTTTAATTCCGACGATGAACTTCAAGTCATCAAGAGAGATGGTTCCATCGAAGTGCTATCTTTTGATAAAATCCTGAAACGAGTTAAATGTCTCGGCACCGAAACGAAACCCAATTTAACTGTTAATTATAGTCAGCTCGTCATGAAAGTCGTCGATCAACTCTATAACAATATGCCGACTTATGTCATCGACGAATTGACCGCCGAACAGTGTGCCGCTTTAATTACTAAACATCTCGATTACGGGACTCTAGCCAGTCGCATTATTGTTTCCAATAATCATAAAACGACCACCGATAATTTTGCCGAAGCAATGGATCAGCTCTATAAATTCCGTGATGTGCACGATGAGCATAAGCCTCTGATTCATTTTAATACTTGGTGCATTGCCCAACAAAATCCAGATTTTTTCCAATCAATCTTGGATTACTCGAGAGATTATTTATTCGATTATTTCGGTTTCAAGACTTTAGAGCGAGCCTATCTGATGAAAATTGGTAAGAAGATTATTGAAAGGCCGCAGCATATGTGGTTACGCGTGGCCATCGGCATTCATGGTACCGATCTCTGGCGGGTCAAAGAAACGTATGAACTCCTTTCGCAGAAATATTTCACTCATGCGACCCCAACACTCTATAATGCCGGCACGAATCACCCGCAACTCAGTAGCTGCTATTTACTCGGCATGGAAGATGATAGTATTGATGGCATCTACAGTACTCTGAAAGATTGTGCGAAAATCTCCAAATGGGCCGGCGGAATTGGTTTGCACGTGCATAACATTCGCGCAGCCGGTACACATATTAACGGCACTAATGGTATTAGTAATGGTCTTGTACCGATGCTCAGAGTCTTCAATATGACGGCGCGGTATGTAGATCAAGGCGGCGGTCGCCGTAATGGCAGTTTCGCCATTTATTTAGAACCTTGGCACGCTGATGTGGAAGATTTTCTCGATATGAAGAAGAATCACGGCGACGAAGAAATGCGGGCCCGAGATCTCTTCTATGCGCTTTGGATTCCGGACCTTTTTATGGAGAAAGTGAAAAACGATGAAGATTGGTCCCTCTTTTGCCCACATAGATGTCCCGGTTTAGCGGATTGCTATGGTGCCGAATTCAATGAGCTGTACAATAAATATACGAACGAAGGCAAAGCCAATAAAACGATTAAAGCCCGCGCCTTATGGTTTAAAATTTTGGACAGTCAAATGGAAACCGGCACCCCATATCTGCTGTATAAAGATGCGGCGAATAATAAAAGTAATCAGCAGAATTTGGGCGTGATTAAATCCTCAAATTTATGCACGGAAATTCTGCAGTATAGTGATCACGAGCAAACCGCCGTCTGTAATTTAGCCAGTCTCAGTTTAACTAAATTCGTCTTACCCGATAAAACCTTCGATTACGAAAAGTTACACGCCGTGACCAAAGTCGTCGCCTTTAATTTAAACAAGGTCATTGATGTGAATTTTTATCCCACTGAGAAAACCCGGCTCAGTAATTTACTCCATCGGCCGATCGGTATTGGTGTGCAAGGTTTAGCCGATGTGTTTGCTCTCATGGATCTGACCTTTACAGGCGAAGAAGCGCGAGAGATTAATAAACTTATTTTTGAAACGATTTATCATGCGTCGCTCGAAAGTTCAATGGAAATTGCCCGAGACCGGCAAGCGGATATGCAGTATCTTGCCCAACAACAGCAAAATATTTTCGCTACAGTCGATGTGCCGAATTTGAATCTCTTTAGCAAACTCGATACAGCTAGCCGAGATTATACGCCTCCGGCTATTGCGGATCCTTTAGTGCAACATCTGCTGCCGATTCCCGCCGAGTTTTTCAATCTAGCAGGGACGCAAATGGGTGCATATAGTTCTTTTGTGGGCAGCCCAGCATCAAAAGGGTTATTACAATTTGATCTGTGGCAAAAGGATACAGAGCATAATCAAGTGTCAGCGGGTCAATCAATCAATAGCGTAAAATACGATTGGCCGGCACTCAAAGAGCAAATTAAACTCTACGGTTTGCGCAATTCCGTCTCTGTGGCGCCTATGCCGACCGCCTCGACATCACAGATTCTCGGCAACAATGAATGTTTTGAACCGTTTACGAGTAATTTGTATTCCCGGCGAACGAATGCCGGTGAATTTGTCTTACCCAATAAATATCTAATGGCCGAACTTTTAGAAATGGGTCTTTGGAATGAAACACTGAAAGATAATATTATCTTGAATAAAGGCAGCATCCAGCAACTGCAGGGTATTCCCACCCATCTCAAAGAAAAATATAAAACCGTATGGGAAATGCCGATGAAACATTTAATTGATATGGCGGCCGATCGCGGTCCGTATATTTGTCAATCGCAAAGTTTGAATCTGTGGATTGAAGACCCGGATTATAAGACCTTGACCTCGATGCACTTTTATTCTTGGCAGGCGGGCTTGAAAACCGGCATTTATTATTTACGGCGTAAAGCGAAACATCAAGCGCAACAGTTTACGATTACGCCGCCGCAACAGCAACAAGTAGGGCAACAAATAAAAGAAAAAAGGGAAGATATAGGCTGTGAGATGTGCTCCTCATAGGGGGCTAGCCGCCCCCTAAAACCCCCGCTTACGGGAATGACGACGGGTTTTTGTGTTAAATTTTTATAAATAATATTATATATGTTGAATTATATAATATCATTAACTACCATCCCGAGTAAATTCGACAATTTACATATAACAATCGATAGCATAATCCATCAAACTTTATTACCGTCTAAAATAATAATCAATATACCAAAAATATACAATTTTAGAATGAATAATTCTTCAATAGACCTGGAAAAAATAAATGCTTTCAGAGCGAAGTATTCAAATTACAATATTTTTATAAACTTGATAAATGAAGATTATGGGCCAGGTACAAAATTATTAGGTCTATTAAATAGTGATATAATTACTAAGATTGATCGCTCAAATACATATATTATATTAATCGACGATGATTCCATTTATAAACCGTATATGATTCAACTATTTAATGGTTGCATAAAATTAAATAACGAGGTGGAAGTCTGTTCTCATTATGTAGAGGATTACTGCAATGTAAAAATAGGTCAAGGGGTATCCGGATTTTGTATTAAATTAAATACCCTCGATCATTTTCAAAAGTATTATAATATCATAAAGGACCAAGATTACGTCAATTATCACGACGATTTTTACATTTCATATTATTTTCACTTATTAAAGAAAAACATTGAATACATTGAATCGCCATATAAATGTCTTGTATACACGTCACATCTCGACACCTATATCGATGCTCTATGTAATTTAAATGGTAAATATTCTAGAGTAAATTTGAATAAAAAAAGTTTTGACATTTTGAATAAATTGAATAATGAAGGTTGTTTTGAATTTTCA